GTTCCTGTTGGACCTGTCACGCCATTTGAACCAGTCGCTCCCGTGACTCCTGGTGAGCCAGATGGACCAGTGGAGCCAGTAGGCCCGGTTGCGCCATTGGAGCCGGAAGGACCAGTAGGTCCAGTAATAGAAGCTCCTGTAGGACCAGTCGGACCAGTTCCACCAATAGAACCCATGAGCTGCCAATACTCATCAGTACCGGATGGTTCGTGATTGAGATTGGAATCAACTGTACTGACATACGAACTACCTACATGAGACACGCAGTCATTAACAGAATACGACACAATGGCGCTCCAAGCACCTTTCATGACGAGCGCACCACTTTCGCCAGTGATACCAGTGGAGCCAGTAGGACCAGTGGGACCAGTAGAGCCAGTGCCGCCAGTAGGACCAGTAGGACCAGTGGAGCCAGCAACACCAGACGAGCCAGTTGGACCAGTTGGTCCGGTTGAACCAACCATGCCAGATGGACCCGTGGGACCAGTAATAGAAGCCCCAGAAGGCCCGGTGGGGCCAGTTCCGCTTGAGAATGCAGAACGTGCTTGTGACTTATATCCGGATCCATCGAACCACACCATCAGGTCAGATGGAGCTGGGCTTGTCACTGAGTCCAGGTATGGAAAATCTGGACAGGCTAGGTAGTTTGAAAAGATGTTGTCTCTGGTCTGTGAGTAATAACCAGATGGTGTAAACTGTCTGAATATGATGAATAGATCATCAGCTAGTTTCTCAGCCTTGTTATCTAAGAACGGTATGTCATCGGCTGACCAGTCTCCATCGCCGGCCGGACCCGTAACTCCAGTCGGTCCTGTAGGTCCTGTCACTCCGGATCCACTTGGGCCTGTAGGCCCGGTAACACTTGAGCCTGTAGCGCCTGTGGGTCCATGGATTTCAGGAAGAGTAGCCAGAGTAAGGTACTCTTCGGTATGCCTCCTGTTTCCATGCTTACCCTGGACTCTTTCGTATTCGTATTCAGTACCCATCTATCCTCCTACTCTGACTATTCGAATCCAGTTTCTGCTGGCGTCACCGTCCAAAATGTTAAAATATTGTGCAGTTGGACTGATCAGTCTCAGGCTTATGTAATCGGATTCAGCTAACTCTATTTGAGTTGTACCGTTTACTACAAGCGCGGCTCCTATTGCGTTTTCTCCATACAGCACAGTGTGGTCCACACTTCCATTCTTCTCCAGGCATGCACGTATCGGACCCTGGTTATCTCCGAATGTCACGTGGAAACTTATTAGATAAGTTCCTGCTTTCCCGGTTGGGCATGTAAATTTCCAGCCAGAGCCTACAGTGACTGCATCATCGGAATCATAGATCTCATCCTCGAAATCTATTATGACCCCTGTTGCTCCTGTCGGAACTGTGCGTCCTGTGTTGGTGCTATACGCAGCGCTACATGGGCTACCTGATATTGTTCCGGTGCCCTCACCGGTCGGGCCTGTTGGCCCAGTAGAACCTGTTGGACCAGTTACAGAAGTTCCCGATGGCCCTGTCGGTCCTGTGCCGCTTGGACCTGTAGCTCCAGATGGGCCTGTAACTCCCGTTCCAGTTGGTCCAGTGATACCAGTCGCCCCAGTGCCCGTAGGTCCTGTAGGACCTGTACCACTTGGACCAGTGGGGCCTGTTGCTCCAGTGCCAGATGGTCCGGTTGGGCCTGTTACAGAGTTACCTGCAGGACCCGTAGGGCCGGTATTGCCAGATGGGCCTGATGGACCTTGAGTTCCAGTTCCTGTTGGCCCTATAGGTCCAGTGGCTCCTGTGCCTGATGGACCCGTAGGTCCTGTAACTCCAGCGCCTGTGGGACCAGTTCCACTTGGACCAGTGGGGCCTGTTACTGTATTACCTGATGCCCCTGTAGGCCCGGTAACTGTAGCTCCACTCGGCCCTGTAGGTCCTGTGATAGATGATCCAGCCGGGCCAGTGGGTCCCGTCCCGGAGGGGCCTGTGGGACCTGTTACGCCCGCTCCTGTAGGTCCAGTCGGGCCTTGAGTGCCAGTGCCACTTGGACCAGTTGGTCCGGTCGATCCTGTGCCAGTTGGTCCAGTTACTGTGGAACCACTAGGCCCTGTTGGACCTGTACCTGACGGACCAGTCGCACCAGTTGGACCTGTTGGTCCGGTTGATCCTGCGCCAGTGGGTCCTGTGCCCGATGGACCCGTAGGTCCTGTCGTTCCTGTGGGACCAGTGGCACCGCCACCTGCTTCTATTAACTTGAATACGCCGCCGTCAATACCAAGAGCCTTTCCTTCGACTAGCCCGTCTGATAGATCCACACCTACTCCCGCCAGTGAGCGCACGCCATATGGCTCTGGAACGGGGACCAATGTTACCCATCCTCCTGCTATCGTGTACAGGCTAATTTCTTTGGTATCGAGAGCAACGTAGACCGCATCTTCATCAAGGCTTGCAGGTCTGTCTGCAATGTCTCCCATCAACGGTTTGGTTGGGGAGTTGTCATCAAGGAATCCACCTTTCTCTATTCTTGCGAAAGCTTCCTCAAACGTGGGATTTAGACGTTGATTGATTTCAGCAAAAACAAGTGGTCCAGTTATAAGGTGACTTAAAAGAATGATCTCAGTAGACGGCATGTTTCCTCCATGATATTGTAGGTGGGGGAATACCCCCACTTACTTTGGTACAAGATACAGATGGGCCATGCCGGCAATTGAAGTTCCAGCATAATTGATGTAGATCTTTCCACGATCAGTTATGGCATTCTGGATCTTGAATCTTGCCGTTTCGAGAGGACCAAGCAATACAGTCTGAGCGCCGGTGACACATACCTTTGTCATATTTCCAAGACCGCTGCGGAATCCATCACCCTCAACTACGGTGATAGTATCGCCATTGGTACATGCCGTGATGTCGAACCGTAACATCAATGCATATCTATCTGCATTGGCCACAACGGCGGCTGCAATCTCTGCATCATTCGTGGTGCTTATGGCCACACCACCATCGTCAACCTGGAACGTGCTCTCGGCAAGCGTGTTCGCAGTTATCACATCTCTGGTCATCTAGCTCACCTTCCTGGCAGTCAGCATGGCAAGAGCACTGGGACGCACGACCTTGGCTCCATAGACATGCAGACCCTTTACTGCATCGGCGAATCTCTTCTCTGGCCTGTAGGCCTCAACCTTATTAACAGAATCTGCGAAGGTGGTGGCAATCGGAGTGCCGGCCAGAATTGCATAATTTGTCTTTCCGGTTTCGCCTCCAGTTCCTGCGATTGTGGGGCAGTTATTGGATTCAAGGATATCAAATCCTGCAGCTCTCTTGACCATGCCGTTCAGCAGGGCATCTGTGGAACCTGATGCCGAAGCATCACTGAACCTCTTGTCTCCAGCCAGTCTCTCAACGAACCAGGGAGGAACGATAGCCCATCTGCCTTGCTTCGGGACATTGGCTACAGACAGAGCAGTTCCCAGCTGGAGCAGATAATCCCAGGCCATGGTGCCCGAGCCTTCAGTTGTGGATGGGACAATACCAGTTGCACTTGATCCAATCTTGTTAGCAGTTGCTACGCCTGCTACCATTGTTGCAGCAATGAACTGATCAGCAACATCGGACAGGTTATAGGCAGACTGCTTCATGGCACCATCCATCAGAGAGGGTGACATCTGGGCTGCGCTCACATCATCCACTGCGAAGTTGAAGTACTTCGACTGGGTGATGTTGAGCGTGGCCTGAGCATCAGCAAGAGCCTGTGGATCTTTGATATCGCTATCCTTGGTGTAGTCACCGATTGTGATATCACCGATGCTAGTGATCTTTACCGTACTTCCTTTACCCTTGATCTCGCCCTCGTAGTCACGATTGATGACGTTGGGCTGACCAAACACGAAAGACTTCTCCAAGTTGGCGAGCAGTCTTGCGCTCCAAATCGTCGATATGAATCCTTCAATACCCATTATGATTCCCTACTTAACCTGACCAGCCTTCAGCTGTGCGCTTATGTTAGCCCAATCCGCGTTGATTTGCTCCGGCTTCATCGTGTCTAAATCCTGTCGGGTATAGACCTTTGGGGCAGTGTTCCCGTCCGGGGGATTAGTGGCTCCACCGATTTGTTGTCCAGGGCCTAGTCCAGCCACAAGCTTCTCTGCACTCGCTCTCATTTCTGCTTCAGTTTCACCCTGTATGAACCCGAGCAGATTCTGCGGGACTTTCAGATCCACACCCACCTTGGCTTTGATCTGGTCCGTAGTGCTCTTATTGAGCACCCCAGAGAGTTCTCCGTTCTTCGCTTTGAGAATGGAGTTCTCATCCTGGAGCGCTTGTACAGTTCTGAGCAATGCAGTAGGATCTCCCCTCGATTCGCGATCTCTACCTAACCGCTCTGACACTATACGATCAACATCAGCTTGCGTGAACTTCTTATCTTCGTCTGGCATTTTAGCACCAACTTGTTACGGTAGTTGTCAACCTGGCTATAACTATTGTAGTCATTGTATTTATAGGAATGCAAGGTTCTTAGTAACCCGCTCCCTATCCTCCGGTGAAAGTTTTTGTTTCAACAATCTTTTCATAAGTATCTTTGCATATGGTTTCTTCCCGGCGTAGAATGCACAGACGGACAGGAAGTCTAATGTCTTGGGGCCATATGCTTCTGGTTCTGGAAATAGTTTCTCGGTGTCGAGTTTACATTTTATGGCAAGGGTTCCGAATTCGACACCGAGATTCCACCTATTCATTTTGTAGAACAGTTCACAAAGTTTTGCAAGCGGTTCTGCCCTGGTTGGATCTTCGTTGTGCGCTAATAGATAATTGGTAACGGCCGGGCCATAGATCTCCTTACCGAAATTGAGGTTGCCCATCTGGTAATAGGAGAAATAAACTTCTTGTGGATTTGTGCTAGGTCCCATCGCTACTCGGATCTTGTAATTCTTGATGGCCTGATCAGCATCTCCGGCGCAGTTGTATGACTGTGCCAGGTAGAATGTGGACCTTGATATGTCGCACTCTGGATTGTTTTCGATATCTTCCATGAGCATCTTTACATGGTTGAGATACTTGTCAGGATTCTTTGATGTGTCTCCAGTTCCGAATGACTCTATGTGTACATTCTTCAGTGGAAATGTCGTCCAGGGTGTGGGTTCAGAATACGGGTGCTCATGAACGGCCCCTCTGTAGGTCCACACCCGCTTGCAATTGAATAGGCGCAGTTGGTTGTACCGGTATGAGCCGATGCGGATTTCGATTTCATAGGAGTCTGCGTCTCCGAGTTTGAGTTCCTTGGCGTGTAGAACATCGTCAGCGTCCAGGACAAGCATGAAGTCTGCTTTGTCATTGGCCAGCTTGAAGACCTCTGTGCGGTTATATCCGTAGTTCTTGAATGGGATATCGACGAGATCACCAGGGATTCCTGCCAGGGTCTCACGGATAACGTCTTTGGTGTTGTCTGTGGAACCAGTATCAGAGATGACCCAATAGTCGATTAAGTGCTTTACAGAATTGAGGGCATCGGCAATGCAGTGCCCCTCATTCTTAACCATCATGCATAGACAGACTTTCATGTTTTTACCCTATCCTGTTTTCGATCTTCATCAAGTTCGTCCTTGAGACAGGTCATGATGAAATCTTGTAGCTTACAGATCTTGGCAAGCAGTTTGTTCTGCATTCCCCATTGCTGGCAGATCATGATCATGAGGAGCCCCGCGACGATTCCTTGCTGTTCGATGACCTTGGCAAAAAATTCAACGGTGAACATTATTTCATCACATCCACCATGTCTGCTCTTGGCTGTTTCTCGTCAGGGTTTCTCAGGCGGGCTTCGAATGGAGATTGCTCCCTGGGGGCATCTGGGATTTCTTTGGACATGCGGTCAAGCTCTGTTTGTGCTTCTTCCAGGGAACATTCGTCCAGACGCATTATGGAGGATAGCTTGCTGGTTAGGCCTGAGTTCTTGCGCTTCTGCTCGATGGTGGTATCTTCCATCATATCTCGGGGAAGTCCATCCTGCCATCCGATTGTGCGCATTTTCAGTTCCACACTCCCTGCCATGCGCCCGTTCACGTCGAGGATGCTGGCAGCGTTTATTGCTCTGCGTAGAGGAACATCGAAGACGGTTCGGATTCTGCTGGTCTTGGAGAGGGTTCTGATTAGGAGTCTGCGCCATGCGCTACCTGCGAGAGGGACACTGCCACCGATGTTATTGTAGTCTCCCAGGGCCGCTGGAGAGAGGTCAGTGATCTTGTAGAGCATGTCGGTTGTTACATTCATTTCCTTGAAGCTGCTATCGAGTTTGCCATCCCATTCTATGTAGGTGGGGCGCTCCTCTTGCTTCTTGATTGGGAAATAATTGCCAGCCATCTTGACAACGGATTCACCGGTTTCCATGTCGGTTTCTACTACGTTGTCCGGACCAGCCATTATGGGACGACTGTGGATATCTAAGATGCTGGCAACCTTGATGATACGGAGTTCGAGTTCGTGGACCAGGTTCTCTATGTTGGTGAAATCATCGTTGGGTGATTTGATTACGAAGACTAGTGGGTAGGGGATACCGGTTTCTACGGTGACTGATAGGGGCATGAATTCCGCAGGGGTCAATGGGTCCACACTGCTCATGAGAGAGGCGAACCGTTGTACGGTGTTAAGTGGGACGAGGTGGTCGATTATGTTGCCGTTCATCCAGTAGAGTTCGTGGACGATCTTGTTTGGGGTGTGGATCTCGACCTTGAGGAACTTTGCTATGCTGGAGCCGACTGGTGCGGTTAGGGTGTAGGCCAGGACGTGGGCAGTGTATTCGTCTTCGTTGTCGGGATTGTGGATTCCAAACCATACAGAGGGCTTGATGTTCTCGATTATGGAGCCTGGTTCTGCATCTTCTGCGCCACGGAAACGGACCTTTAGGATGGCGTGGTTGTACTTGATGACGTTGACTGAGGCCTTGTAGAGTGCTGTGTTGAGGTCGGAACGATCTCTAATGTTGTCGATCTCGGTTTGCTCGGAAGTGGTGTTGCCGATGAGTCTGGGAGGTTCACCGACGAGGAAATCCGAGAAGACATTGCAGACTACCTGGAACCAATTAAACTCCAGTTTCCTGTAGGCAAGTGATGTTGAGTTGAAGAATTGGGAGATGAGAGAGCTTACGTCCTGGAGTTCCTGGAAGTCCCACAGGTCATGCCAGACTTCGTGATGACGGCCTGCATATAGCTTGTCACGGCGTTCGTAATCTGCTATGCGATCCACGTCAGGCGGGAAGGTCTTGTAGGGCTGCAGCCACGTTAGGTCGGTTAGCATGAGCTTACCCTACCACGAAGGTATCTATATCTTTGCCAAGAAGTCGAATGACTATGGTATCGTAATCCTCGCCCTTTATTCCTGCTTGTTTCAGCTTCTCTCTTGTCGATTTCTTAAGACGGATTGTTGTGAAATTTGACATGTTGGATATAGTGGTTATTCATTGTATATATTTGTACTGTTGACAATATTTTGATAGGGGAGTTTGAGTACGTGATAAAAGTCCTATAGATGTTGGTCTGGAAGTTGCGGAGGTTGGGGTGTCTGAGACGCATTTACCGGCAACCATGGATGAACCGGATGGACAAGAACGATTCTTGGAGACGATGTTAGTCAGATGTGCATAAAAAGGAGTGCGTCAGGCCATGCCCTATCACTCCGGTGGATTAAGGACTTTGATGTCGAGTTCGGATTGCTCGAAGTTCTTGGCGGTGGCGTTGCCGATTATGCCGGACATGGCAGAGTCCTGGTCCTCAACAAAGTCTTCTCCTACGAGGGTGGCTATGTCGGCGGTTAGGTCCTGCTTTATGCCATCGAGGTCTTGAATTGTGTCACGGAGTATGGGTTTTAACAGGCGATAGGCATATTTCTTAGCTTCGTTTGCCTGGAATCCACTGCCGACACGATTGGACATGCCTTCCTGGATTTCGGTGTCGAGATCTTCAATCTCTTCGAAAATCCTGGATACTTCACGGTCCATGCTTTCCTTGAAAGCAAGTTTGATGTCAACTAATCGGCGACGGACTTTGTTAACATCTGTGTTATCCTTGACGATTTCTACCATGGTTGGGAGATTGGATTTAGAAGGTGATAAAGTTTTTGGTTAGATGTTGAGGGTTTATGGCCCGGAAAAAATCTACAGGTGGGATAGGAGAGAGATAGATAATAAGTGATAATGGAGATGTTGGTAGTGATAGTGATGGTTACTAGGTGATATAGTATATACTAAATTGATAGTATATGGCTTGGCGTAGCCAAACTTCGGGCCTACTTACTTATATTATCTTAACAGAATGTCTGCTCTATCTGAAAACCAGTGGGGGTTGGGGGGAAAGGGGAATCCCGGCTTGCCGGAAGAGAGGGACCCCCGGATCGAGGGGTGGGGGAGGAAGGGGTGTGGAATCAGGTCGGGTAGGAGGATGTACACATATGAGCATTGACATGAGGATGTACAGATGTGATCATTCAAACGAACTATGTGCAGATCTGTACATTCATATGAGCAACCCAGGTTTAGCTAAGACAAGTGAGGTTGATCTGCCCCCCGCCACTCCCGGTTAGCCGGGTCCATGCCGCTCCTCACTTCCCGGCTTGCCGGATGTACAGATCTGTACAAAAGGGTAACAAAGAAATCGAACGCTGCTACTGGTTGTTACACCTGTTACACGTGTTACACCTAGCCGAAGGTAGAACGCCCGAAGGGCACAAGTAACTCCATTCTCACCTGCTTTTCACAATTGTACCTATTCTACTCTCATATTGTCCTTATTGTACAATGTACAAATATGTACATTCACAATGAATTCACCACATATCGTAAAGCATCCACAGGGTGATCATCCTCTTTGATGACTTCATCTTCTCCTATATCCACATCCCAGGCATAATTAGCCATAGACCAGATGAGCCAAGGACATGTCTGGCAGATGATGAGATCCCCAGCAGCCAGCATGTTTGCTATCTTTCTTATCCCATTGAGTATATCATTTTCAGCAGCAGTAGCCTTATGCATGCCATCCCTATTGCACTGCAGTATGAACGAAGAAGCACTTGGATCAACCTCAATGGTCTGTGGATACACCTTTCTCGCTTCCATCTGAGGCGCGTTAAAAGATCCACACTCACTCACGAAGCGGCCTTCCGTGTCCATAGACCCTGGGGTCTTAAGCCTTGGTGGTGCGCTATATACACCACTTAGCCAGGCTGCCAAATCCTTACTGTACTCAGCATCAGTCTTCTGCTGCAGCATGACCTGGCTATCCCAATAGTATTCCCTTGTCGCATACCAGGTAGGCTTGGCCCTTCCCGGTATCAGATACTTCTCAAGAGCGATGAATGCAGTCGGGTTGTGCGTACCATAATCCACACCCACTCTCAACTCCTTAGCACGGTACTGCACGGGGGGGCATGGTACAGTATGGTTAAGCGCATCGAAGTTACCGAACACTAACCCACTAGCAGCGACCCAATTGCCCAGTATATTCCTATCATAAAACACAGTGCCGGGAGGGTTCTCAGCAATTATATCACGCTTATACTCTGCGTCTAACCATGGATTATCATCAAGCGTAAACTTCCATACTCTTATATTCAGTGATGCAGCCTTAGATATATAATCCTTATACAAGTAGTGACTCGGTGGGCCAGGGTTACATGTTCCGTAAGCAGCAGCCCCCCTATCACTCAACCTGCTCATCATAGTCTTTGTAAAGTTCTTTGGTATGCGAGTCCACTCATCCACATATGCACGGAGCAGGCTCTCTCCTTCTATTCTCTTATACGCATCCTCCTTGTCTGCACCCTCAATCCATATCTTGCGACCCAAAATAAATACTTCTTTGTTCTGTCTCTTGAGGACACAGTTCTTCTTGCCAACTATCTTCTGTATCGGATCGAGTACATTTCTCTCTAAAGAATTGATGGTATTGCCAACCATCAATATGTTTCCTTCAGGTAGATAAGTTAGTTCCTTCAGTATCTTGAAGTCCACAGCTATCGTTTTGCTGCTCCTCCAACTCCCGTACAGAATGTTCATTCTCTTTGGCGGTTCCATTATAAATTGAGCCTGTTTCCCCACTGGAACTTGCAACTGCATCTACATCCACCGTTACGTTTTTCTCCATCTTCACAAACATATCTCTCAGAGCAGCAAGTGCAGAGTCATCCGTTTTTCCAAGCTCCACAGCAAACTTATCCACACATATGCCCATAGTGATAGCAAGGTTCTTCATATCTCCAGCCGTAAGAGTTGGACTTAACAAAGCAGTTTCTACTCTGCTCATCATGTTACTTATCAAACCCTGTCTCTTTATGCTCTCCATATAACGGCTATACTTGGGTATGCAGTCTAATACTTCAGGTATAACCTCGTGCTTCATGTTCTTTATTAGTTCCACACTATGCTTCTTTGCTATCCTTTTAACTACGCCGCGATCTCTTTTCATGAGCTTCGCGATCTTGTTGCAGTTCATGCCATCCAAGATGTAGCCGACTATCTTCTCCTCTTCTTCTCTACTGATACCCGTCCTTACCTTTCTCATAACAAGTCTCCTGCTATCGGTGTGATGTGTGTGTATGATGTGAAAGCGTTTGCACGTTATTCCCCCTATACACATATTTCCCCGAGGACCAACCCTGAAACACAATCACATACATCACATACATCACATCGCAATCAGTCAAAGCTCTTTTTGCACCGTAATCTCAGGCAACCCTGTAATTATTTTTATGCCATGATAAATGTCACCATCTCTAAGATGATGAGCTTCGATACCCATCCCCTTCAAGATCCCTTTCACTCTCTTTGCGCTATACGGATATTGTCCTTCGTTCTCACACCATCTCTTGTACTCCTCATAGAACAGTGATCTTCTAGTAGTTCCACTCATAGTACACTTCTGATTAATGAATCCCATCAGTGAATTACATTCCAATCTGTATTCTTCAGTCGCATCTTTCACACATGCAGGTACAATCAGTCCTTCCTCCTTGTACATTTTGTAGCCTTCGAGTGCCCAGTTAAGTATGCCAGACAACTCGGTCTTTAACCTATCTTCTAACCCTCTGTCTTCCCTGCCTATAAATGACACCAAGAAGGGAATCAATCTTACCCTATCCCATGCACCTGCGTTGGTCTCAGTAATCACGGGCTTGTTATTGCCAGCAATCCATAGCGAGCACTGTGGTAGATACTCAATCTGCCTCTGATACAAAGTACGGCATCTAATTATATCGTTGCCCGTCAGTGGTTTCATTACTTCCATGTCGAACTTGGCGTTGTCGTCTGGCTCCACAGCACTGACGAACCTGGCTCCCTTGAGGTTGACCAGATCATCCCGGATCTCCGAGTCATTGCGCCTCTTCAGGAACGTCTTGATGCTGGCCTGCTGCCCATAGTCCCTGAGCATATACCTGATCACATTCAGGAACACTGACTTGCCATTGCTGCCATCACCCCAGCAGAAGAAGAAGCACTTCTCTGTCATCTTCCCAGTCAACGAATATCCTATAGCCTTCTGCACATACCTGGCCAGCTCGGGATCTCCCTCGAAGATCTCACCTACGAACTTGATCCAGTTCGGGCAGCGTGCATGTGGATCATACCTGCATTCACATCGCTTAGTCAACAGGTCATTGCGATCAGGGTTCTTGATACTGTACCCATGCTGCTCAAAGACTATGGTCCCATCAGTCACGTTCAAAGTCTCTGGCTTATTATCAAGATCAGCAGGCGAGATCCCAAACCCCGGCAGGCCCTTCGCGATGTTCAACATGTTGGACATTCCCTTCCAGGTGTCAGCCGTCATGGCCAGTTTCATCCCGGCCTTCACCATATCTGGGCTTACCTCCTCTCCCCGAGTGGCCCTATCTATAAGCCCTTGAACTTCTCTATATAACTCCTTGACAACATCTCTGGCCTTCTCGTGGACAATGAGTCGTGTGTCTACCTCCCACCGTGTACCGTCCCATACGTACCATACAGATTGATGCCCACAATATCTCAGTCCATTCCTGTGGATCTTCAAGAACCTCTGAGCATTGCCACCTTCAGTCGGGCGCGCAGGTGACTCAGGGTTCCACACCTCACTCGTGCCGGTACATGCTCGATCAATCGTTATCTGTCCATAGGTCCTGGCTCCATGCATCTCATCCCACTTGAGTCTATACAGTTTACTGCTTCTGAATATCTCATCCATCACCTTTGGATCTTTACACGAGAAGAAAGCCAATCGATTGCACAATGACAGATCAGCAGCACTATGATCCTCAGTGGGCATGATACCATTCATCAGCGCATCAATCTGCGGCCAGACCTTGGATCTCTTCATGCGATCCATAACTTCGTCGGCGTCCTGGCTCCCATGAGTAGTGGTGTGGATCTTTTCTTCGTTCTCTTGCACGTGCACGTAATCCATATAGACTGAGACCAGGCCGGTCACGTTCCGTTTAACCGGAGATGGTTCGCCAAATGAATTGCCTGTGAACGTGAAGAACCTGCCCTTGCTGTAGAGTTCGACGGTCTTGTCCTTACTCTTGCATCTGTCATGCTTGATCTGGCCGTCAACAATTATATGCAGGCCTTCTCCGGACGGGCTGATCTCAGTGTAGGAATCCAGTTTCTCAACTATATCGGCCGCCTGCTCATTGGGCTTGCCATCGACCAGGCAGTGGTCCAGGTCCACACCAGTAAACCCATCAAAGCAGAACCCAATACCATCGAACCCTTTCTCCTTGTACTTCTTAACTTCTTCCAATGAGTTCCATGTATCCTTATCATTAGTCCGGGCATGAGATCCGTTCATCTGATACGGAACTTTAGTCTTCTTCCCGCCCTTCATCTCATATTTCCAGACAAGCCAGATCCTCTTGCTGCCAAGGAATTCAGGTATAATCATCTTACATCCATCTCCATGTCTGGCAGTCTCTGCACATCGGTATCTGGTCCCACTGTCTATCCAGATGCATCTGCCTGAGAGCCATGAATTTGTAACTGTTCCATATC